TCTAAAGGTATCGCTAAGTTCCAATCATTGAATAACAAGACTTGGAAAGATGAAAAAGTCGAGTTCAAAGATGGACCAATACTAACATATTGGATAGCGACTGAGCAAGGTAGTTCAACATTTGAGTGATGAGATATGCAAGAATTTTTATGGGTCGAGAAGTATCGACCGAATAGATTAGAAGACTGTATTCTTCCAGATGAGTTAAAGAATACATTTCAACAATTTATAAATCAACAAAACATTCCAAACTTATTGTTGTCTGGTTCTGCAGGTGTGGGAAAGACAACAGTGGCAAAAGCTATGTTAGAAGAACTAGGGGCTGACTATATTGTCGTCAATGGTTCTTTACATGGTAATATTGATACACTACGAACTGAAATCATGAACTTTGCCACCACTGTGTCCTTTAGTGAAGGAAGAAAGTATGTTATCCTAGATGAAGCAGACTATCTAAATCCACAAAGTACACAACCCGCACTTAGAAACTTCATGGAAGAATATTCTAAGAACTGTGGATTCATCTTAACTTGTAACTTCAAGAATAGGATTATAGAGCCATTACAATCTCGTTGTAGTGTTATTGACTTTCTGTTTCCAAAGAAATTAGCCCCGTCGCTGGCCGGCTCATTTTTCACTAGAGTCAAAACAATCTTAGATCAAGAAGAAGTTAAGTATGATGAAAAAGTACTTGCAGAAATTATTCAGAGACACTTCCCAGATTGGAGGCGTGTACTCAATGAATTACAAAGATATTCAGTATCTGGGATCATTGATGTGGGTATCCTATCAAACTCTTCTCAGAACGCGTTTAAATCGCTTATATCCCTACTAAAAGGCAAGCAATTCAGCGATATGAGAAAGTGGGTAGCTCAGAACATAGACAGTGATCCAACAAGTATTATGAGACAGTTATATGATAGTTCTAGTGAAGTTATCAAGCCAAGCTCAATACCTCAGTTAGTTTTATTAATCGGTGAGTATCAGTACAAGTCTGCCTTTGTAGCTGATCAGGAAGTTAACTTAGTTGCTTTCCTCACTCAAGTGATGGCAGATGTGGAGTTTAAATAATGCCTTATATAGAGAAAGCTGGAGTCAAGACAATACAAGAACAACTTGACCAATGGAATGGAGTCATGCACGATCCAAACATAGATGGATTCAATGGCTTCGGTTGTAAGCAAAAAATATATCAAGTCTTATGGGCAGCACAAAAGGCGCTAGTCGGAGCACCTGAATATGCTGGCGAAGAAGAATGGCTTGAAGCAAATCATACCGACTAAGGATAGAAATGGAAGTAGCAATAATGGGTAAAGGTTTCGTTGGAACCGCTACCAAATATTTTTTAGAACAATACTGTAAAGATACTGTATCAAAGATTCATGTTGAGGATCCAGGATATGGTATGTTCATAGATGATTATGATTGGAGCAGAGTTAAGTATACATTTATATGTGTACCAACAGATAATGATGGAGTAAACAATCATCTAAGTTTAACAATACTAATGCAAGCATTACAAAGAGCAAAAGGTATACCTGTAATCAGAAGTACAGTTGGGCCAGACTCATTGATTACATTAGCTATGGCAGTTAATCATGATATACCTCTTATGCATTGGCCAGAGTTTCTAAGAGAGAAGCATTGGCAAGCAGATGTAGATGATGATAGTATACCAATAGTTATTGGCGGTAAAGAAGATATGACTAATACATTTGTCAACTCTCTACTTCCTCATAAAAATATTAACTTCAATAGAACCATTATAGAATGTTCTGTAAGAGAAGCATCACTAATGAAAATATCTAGGAATGCTATGTTAGCTGCTAAGGTTGCTCAATTCAACATGCTGTATGATTTATGTAAAGAACATAAGTGTAGTTATGAACTCATAAAGGAGTTTTTCAAACAAGATGGAACACTAGGTCAAACACATATGGATGTTCCAGGTCACGACAACGGAAGAGGATTTGGTGGCAAGTGTTTACCTAAAGATACTAAGCACTATGAACAATTATTCAAAGAACATAATATGTATAGTGAAGTCTTAGATTATAACGATAAGATTTATCCATGAAGCCTTTTGACTTTGTAAACAGTATCAACTTTACTAAGAAGAATCTTATGAGAGATACTGCTAATGATGAACTAGCAGAGAAAGGATATGCTCCATTCTTAACTAACAAATCACTTTCTTACTTTACTGATACATTATTATATGCTAATGAAATGAACCGTTATCACTTCTTAGACAAGAAGTTGCAATATGAGTTTTATCTAAATAGTATTCGTAAGAAGAAAAGATTTGCGAAGTGGGCGAAAGCAGAAGATAATGATGAGGTTATGATGATAAGCGAATTCTACAAATACTCACCTCAGAAAGCTAAAGCTGCTCTAAAGATTCTCTCACACGAACAAAAAGAAACCATAAGAAGTAAAATGGAAAACGGAATAAAAAATGATTAACATTGAGTCTCTAGTTGAGATAACACTAAAAGAACCAGACGACTTTCTCAAAGTAAAAGAAACTTTGACAAGAATTGGAGTAGCATCTAAGAAGTCAAATACTCTATTCCAATCATGTCACATATTACATAAGCAAGGCAAGTACTACATTGTACATTTCAAAGAGCTATTCGCTCTTGATGGAAAGCAAACAGATTTAAACGAGGATGATATATCAAGAAGAAACACTATTGCTAAATTATTAGCAGAGTGGGATTTAGTAAACATTGTGTCAGAGCAACAGATACATCCAGCTGATAGTATGTCATCTATAAAAGTCATTCCTTTCAGTCAAAAGACAGAATGGGAATTAGTAGCTAAGTACAATATAGGTAAGAAGAAATAAGGGGTCGTTCAAACCATTTTGGCCGGCCTGCGAGCGTTTGTTCGACTCCGCCCTTTAATTATGAAACTAAAACTAACTAACAATTCACTAACAACCAAACGACACTGGAACAAACCAATTAGTGATAATGTATTGAATTCTTTTACCGCAAAGGACTTAGCATTGTTTGATCAGAATGGATACGATCTTACAATAGTAGAACAAGAATATGCTAGAGTAAATGGTTATGAACCAAAAGAGCATAGATATCTTTATACCTGTAAATCTGAATGGTTCATAGATGAAGAACCTAAAACACATGGACCTCATCTTAACCATTCCGATTTATATTTCAGACATGGCTTTTCAGGTATGGCCGGTCAACAACTTCAACAAAAAGCAAAGACGGATCCTATCTTTCATAAGTTTACTCAAATGAGACCAAAGTGGGGAGTTGATATGAGTATCGACTATGCAGACTTTGATGGTAATGTATTTGAGTTATTACATTTTGAATGGGATAGCTTTACACCAGAATTAGTAAAAGTAGTCAAACGAACTGTAGAAGACTTAGTATTGAAAACAGACTTTGATGCTAAAGCACAAGAGATGATTGAAAGAAAAGATGAGTGGCATCATCTTGGATTCTTTAAACAATCAGATTGGAAACAAAAGTTTTGGGGATTACCACCAGAAAACTTTAAAGAAGTTATTTGGAAATAATTGTTGACTTTTAATAGTTTAACACCATATAATATATAAATACTATTGAGTGCTCAGTTGAGGCTCAAAATTAATCTTCGCTTAGAAAAGGAGGAATTATGACAATCTACGAAGAACCATTCGGTCGATTAAGACCATTCGGTGTCGGGTTTGACGAAATGTTCAAACGACTCGACAAAATCCATTCCCAACCACAAGGTAATTATCCACCTTACAATATTGTAAAGTTGAATGAAGACCAATTTGTGATTGAAATTGCAGCAGCTGGTTTCAGCAAGAAAGACTTTTCAATTGATTTGAAAGACTTATCTTTACGAGTAAGAGCCAAAGCTAGTGAAAAAAGTAAAGACTTTATTCATCAAGGTATCGCTGCAAGATCATTTGAGAGAGTGTTTGCATTAGCAGAGCATGTTAAAGTGAAAGAGGCAACATACTCAGATGGTATCTTAGCTATTAAGCTGGTTAGGGAAATCCCAGAGGCAGAGAAACCTATACAAATAAAAGTCAAGTAGTTGACTTTAAACTCATTAGCCTTTATAATAGGGCCGTACGATATACGTGCGGCCTTATTTTTAGATTATAAATAAGATATACACATTATGGAGGAAATATGTTTGAATCATTTCATAAACTTATGAAGTCAGGCAGAATCCACAAAATTTGGAACAAACTGGAGAAAAGCAATGTTCGGAAGAAACAAGCAAGAAATAGACGTAGATCAACTCAAGGAAACTCTTAAAGTAGATGAAGGAGTGGTCTATGAGATTTATAACGACCACCTTGGTTATCCTACATTCGGTATCGGGCACCTTGTCCTCGAAGGAGACCCAGAACATGGGGCTGCTGTTGGCACGCCGGTCTCAGAAGATAGAGTTGATGAGTGCTTCGAGAAAGATGTAGAATCAGTTATAAGTGATTGCAAGAAACTTCACGAAGGTTGGGACGGCTATCCTCAAGAAGTAAAACAGATAGTCGCTAATATGATGTTTAATATGGGCTTAACCAGATTAAGCAAGTTTAGTAAACACAACGCAGCTCTTCAATCGGGTGATTGGAAAACAGCTGCTGTTGAGGGTAGAGACTCTCGTTGGTATAACCAGGTAACCAACAGAGCAGAACGGTTAATGACCAGGTTAGAGAATGTCTGATATGCTATTACAAGCACTTAAGAAAAAACTAGAAGGTGATGTGGCTGTAGCTAAAGCTAATGTTTTAATTTACAAACAGAAATCAGTTGGTATTGGAGAACATCCAGAAATTGTCCAAGCCATAGAAATGGAGATTTCTAAAATGGCTGAGGCACAAGATAAATTAGATACAGTCAATCAACTTCTTAACGAAAAAGAATTTTTACAAGATTAAATTATGTTAAAGTGGCTAAACGGCGACGTTAGCGACAAAGGTAAAATCGGTATAACATTCGGTTGTATGGATTTATTACATGCAGGTCATGTAGCAATGTTAGCAGAAGCTAAACAGAATTGTGATTACCTTATTGTCGGATTACAGAATGATCCCTCAGTTGATAGACCTGAGAAAAACAAGCCAATTCAATCTATCTTTGAAAGACAACTTCAAATCACTGCATGTCGATTTGTAGATGAAGTTGTAGTTTACAATACTGAAGATGATGTCTTAGATATACTTAAGACCTTACCTATTGATGTTCGTATCATTGGATCCGATTACATAGAAAAAGACTTTACTGGCAAACAATATTGTGTTGACAACAATATCGATATTGTGTATAATAGTAGAGATCATTCATTCAGTACGAGTGGACTAAGAGATAGAGTGAAGAACGCATGAAGTTTTATACAAGTATACAACAATACAACAATGTAATCCTTGAAAGATATATCGAGGATGGTGTACATAAACAAAGAGAAGTTCCATATCAACCTACTTTATTTGTTCCAACAGTAAAGCAATCTCCATATAAAACTATTACTGGTGACCGTGTAGAACCTAGAGGTTTCAATTCAATCAAAGAAGCAAGAGACTTCATTCAAGCAAGAGACAAAGTATCTAATGATCCAGTATATGGTATGCAACAATTTGCATATGCATATATCAATGAAGAGTATGAAAAAAGAGACTTTGACTTCAATCAACTTAACATTCTAAACTTCGATATTGAGACTAGATCCGACGAAGGTTTTCCAAACATACAAACAGCTAATATGGATATACTATCTATTGCTGTAAGATGTAATGGTCAAAGTTATATACTTGGTTGTGGTGATTACAAAACAAGTGGAGATGACAAATATATCAAGTGTGCTAGTGAAGCTGACTTGTTGCATAAGTTCATAGCTCTATGGAAAGAGTTGGATCCAGATATTGTTACTGGTTGGAATATTGAAACTTTTGACATTCCATATGTTTGTAATAGAATTCAAAGAGTATTATCAAAAGAAGCTATGTGGGAACTATCTCCATTTGGATTAGTAAAAGATAGATTCTTTGGTAGACCAACTGAAGGAGAAGAACCAGAAGCAAAAGAAATATATGGTGTGACTATATTTGATTATCTAAGTCTATACAGAAAGTTTACTTATATTCAACAAGAAAGTTATGCATTAGATTATATTGGTGAAGCTGAACTTGGTGAAAAGAAACTTGACTATTCTGAATATGGAACACTAAACGAACTATACAAAAATGACTATCAAAAATTCTTAGACTATAACATTCGAGATGTAGTGTTAGTTGAGAAGTTAGATGATAAGATGAAACTACTTGAGCAAGCATGTACTATTGCTTATGATGCTGGAGTAAACTTAATTGATTCACTTACATCTGTACGTATGTGGGATATCATTATACACAACTTCTTGATGGAAAGTAAAATTGTAGTACCACCTAAACAATTTGGTGAAAAAGAAAATCAAGTAGAAGGAGCTTATGTAAAAGATCCGCAAGTTGGAATGCATAAGTGGGTTGTATCATTTGACTTAAACAGTCTATATCCTCACTTGATTATGCAATACAATATCTCACCAGAAACATATGTAAGACATATAGGTCAAAGACCAACTGCTGATGAAATTATTGCTGGACTATTTGATAATCAAAACATCAAAGACTTTATGAAGAAACATAATGTATCTGTATGTGGATCTGGAGCAATGTATACAAAAGACTTCCAAGGTTTCTTACCTAAGCTAATGGAGAAGATGTATAACGAACGTGTCAAGTGGAAAGGTCAAATGATCGAAGCTAAGAAAAAATATCAAAAAAGTAAAACTAAGAAACTTGAATATGAAATAGCTAAGTGTAATAATATGCAGATGGCTAAAAAGATTCAACTTAACTCAGCTTATGGTGCACTTGGTAATCAATACTTTAGATTCTTTGATACTAAGTATGCTGAATCTATTACACTAAGTGGTCAGTTATCTATCAAGTGGATGGAAGTAAAACTCAATATGTTCTTAAATGAAAAACTAAACACAAAAGATGTTGATTATGTTGTTGCAGTAGATACTGATTCTCTTTATGTTGTACTTGATAAAGCTGTAGAAGAATCTGGTATTGATCAAAACGATACTGATAAAGTAATTAACTTCTTAGATAAATTATCTAATCAATTGTTAGAACCATATATCGATAAAAGCTATAAACAACTAGCTGATTATGTTGGAGCATTTGAACAAAAGATGGTAATGAAAAGAGAGAACATTGCTGACAAAGCTATATGGACTGGTAAGAAACATTACATTATGAATGTATATGACTCTGAAGGAGTTAGATACGAAGAACCTAAACTAAAAATGATGGGTATTGAATCTGTAAGATCAAGTACACCAGGTGTTGTAAGAAAAGCAATCAAAGAAGCTCTTGATGTATTGATGAAAGATGGTGAGATGGCATTGAGAGAATATGTAAATGACTTTGAAACTCTATTCAGACAAATGCCATTTGAAGATGTAGCATTTCCAAGAGGATGTAGATACATAAACAAATGGTCTAGTGCTAGTGACATATACAAGAAAGGAACACCTATTCATGTAAGAGGTTCATTACTGTACAATAAAGTTATCAAAGATAAAAAACTAAACAAGAAATACAATGAAATACACGAAGGTGATAAGATTAAGTTTTGTTATATGAAACTTCCTAATCCTATGAGAGAGAATGTATTTGCTGTTCCTAATGTACTTCCACAAGAACTTGGTATGGAAAATTACATAGATTACGACAAACAATTCGAGAAATCTTTCAAAGAACCTCTTAATCATATCACTGAAGCAATCGGTTGGAGCATAGACAAACAAGCAACTCTCGATCAATTCTTTGTATAAATACTATACCACGGAGGAAATATGGCAAGTAAAAATAACATAGACTTGAGTAATTTTGATTTTGGATTTAGTGTTGTTGATGAAGATGAATTAGCAGTAGTACAATCTGTTAAGTCTGAAGTATCAGAAGCATCATCAACTGCTGCTCTATGGCAAGCACAAGCAGAGGAATGGAAAGCTAAAACAAATGCAATCTATGATGCTGTGATTCCATTATTAAATAACTTACAAGCAAACGAAGATAAAGAGTACATCTACTGGCCAAATAGATCAGTTAAGATAGACTCATTCAAATTAAAATTACAACAACTTTTAAATGATTAATTATCTAGCATTCCTGACATCATTGTTAGTGGCAGGTGTTGCCGCTTACTTTAGTGTCATTGGTCTAGCAACTATCTTTGCTGGATCCTTCTGGCCAGTTGTAATAATGGCAGGAGCGCTAGAGATCGGAAAAATTGTCACCGCCGGATTTCTTCATATCCGTTGGAGTGACATCAACAACTGGTTCAAAGTATACCTAAGCTCTGCAGTTGTGGTTCTTATGTTAATCACTAGCTTAGGTATCTTTGGCTTTCTTGCAAAAGCTAACATTGAACAA